GATTCGCCACTCGGCGTGGCAGGATTTGGCGATATGGGCGCGATAAGGGTGAGCCGTGCGCTCGACCCTGACGTGGCACAGCTCGTCGAGCCGTACCGACGCATGCGTCTATTCGCATGAGTTCAACCACTACCGTCTCCCAGATCAAAACTGGTTTGGCTGCGAACCTGGCAACCGTGTCAGGTCTTCGCGCATACGCCTACCAGCCTGACAATGTGAACACCCCGTTCGCTTGGCCGTTGCTAGATTCAATCCAGTACAACGGGGCTATGGGTGGGGGTTTGATTACTCACAAGTTCACGATCAGTGTTGTGGTTGGTCGTTCGGCTGAGCGTACTGCACAGACTTTGTTGGATGGGTATCTGTCGTATAAGGGTGCTACTTCGATTCGTCAGGCGATTGAGTCGGATCGGACTTTGGGTGGGGTTGTGCAGGACTTGATTGTCGAGTCTGCAAACAACATCTCTACCCTTGAAGCGAACGACGCAATCTATTTGGCGATTGACTTCATTGTCACGGTGTACGCCTGACCCCTTGCCGAGTGTGCGTTGTGGCGTGTAGTGTTATCGCATCGGCTCTGCCGAGCAGACATCAACTCAAACGCCGATAGGCAGGAGCAGACATCATGGCCAAGCAAGTACTCACAAACGTCGCAGTCACCTACGGCACTGCTAACACCGACATCAGTGCGTATGTCACGTCAATCACATTGTCTTCTAGTGCTGCTGAGGTTGCCACGACTTCGATGGGTTCGTCAGCTGTGACGCGCATTCAAGGCTTGATTGACAACTCGATCACATTGGAATTGCAACAGGACTACCCAACGATTGAGAAGTTGTTCTTTGATGCGTTCACTGCTGGTACTGCTGTACCGATGACAGTGAAGCCGAACGGAACTGCTGCTGCTTCATCCAGTAATCCACAATATGCATTTAGTGTCCTGCCTACATCACACGAGATGATAAAAGGTGCCATAGGTGACCTGGCCACAATGTCAATCAGCTTCCCCATCAACGGTGCAATCACCAAGACTGGCACTAACGCATAGTTCTTCAATAATCCAATCCCTTACCTGCGGAGGTAGAGAATGAAAATCGCACTCAGTTTGACTAGTGCATTAGATGGCAAGCAACGAACGATCTTCGCTGCGTTCCCTGACTTCATTGCGTTTGAAAACAAATACAATCGCAGTGTTGCCAAGTTTGAAGCCGAACTCACATTGACTGATCTTGCGTACCTTGGATGGCATGCAGAGAAACGGTTGAAGAAAACTGGGTTGGACTTTGAATCATGGTGCGAGGAGATTGAAGCACTCGAAGTGGGAGACAGCGCAGACGCAGTGATCGTCCCTTTGGAGATAAGTCAGCCCACTGGGTAATTTCATATCTCGCTTGCGAGACAGGGATTGCACCTTCAGTGTTGCTGGCAGAAGAACCACGAATGCTGTTCACAATGTTGGCGTACCTTCGATGGAGAGCCATTCACCTAGGCAAGTAGTATCGGTGCATGGCAAGACCTAACCCAGGCGCAAGTCGTGCAGGAACATTCCGTTCCAATGTTCAGAACGACGCTCCGGTACAGATACTCGGCATCACTGAGTATCTTCGTGATGCTGCTAAGCAATACCCTGAGTTCAACAAATACGCTCGTATCGCATCAAAACAAGTTGCCAATTTGATCGTGGTTGCAGCCACCTTTGAAGCAGCTTCGGTGACACGTAATCGTCAGGCTATGGAAGTGATGAAGGGCATGGTCGCCACCAGTGATCGTGTGCCAACAATCAAACTGAAAGAAGACTCAACATTCAATTCCAGGTCGAGGAAGTTTGGTTCTTCGTACAACATCAAGACACGTCGCAGAGTGAAGCGCAAGGTGACCAGAGGCGATGTGTTCTTTGGTGCCGAGTTCGGTGGCGGTTCGCATGGATCAGGGAACCTCACTGTGGCTGGGGCTAAGTCACGCGCTGGGACTGAGATGTTCCGCAAGGGTGGGGGTAGGACAACCCAGTTCCTTCGCCATCGTGGGCAATCTGGTTACTTCTTTTGGCCTGCGGTGCGCAAACATAAGGGTGATATTGCTGACGCTTATTTGGGTGCGATTCAAAAAGTCTTGGATGGCTTGGCAGCTAAGGGAGCAGCGCAAGCGATAGAACGCGAGTCGGTTGGTTCCGGCCCTCTGTTGAGTGATTCTATGAAGGTGATTTAGATAGTTGACTTTGGCTGTGGTTTCGCTACCCTGTAGGTAGGGAGGCGTTCATGGTTGTCTATTTTGATTCGGTCAAGTCTGTTCAGCCGAAGCCGTTCGCCACGAATTGGGTTGACCTCAAGGAACGCTTGATGCACCATGAGGAGAATGCCAACAAGTCTGATGGTGCATTGTGGTCACCTGTCGAGTACTACCCAGGTAGGACTCGCGGTAATACTGCGATCAGGTTCATTGAAGCGTTGGTCGTTGACATGGACGGCGAATCGTTTGCGAACGCCAACCTTGACGGGTTTGAGTATCTTGCCTACTCCACCTACTCACATCGACTAGATGATCCTCACTACCACTTGGTTCTTCCGTTGGCTGAGCGTGTACCGGCAGGACTGTGGAGAGCTGTGTGGGCTGAGTTGCATGAACGACTCAACCTTGTTGGTGACCCTGCAACGAAAGATGCTGCGCGTATCTTCTACCTTCCGCAACATGCACCAGATCAACCGTTTGAGTTCCACGAACAATCAGGTGTATTCATTGACACCGACTTCCAATACGAACCTGCACGGAACCCAACACCAGCGTCACCACGTCAGTCTGCTCAACCTCGACGCAAGCGCACCGTTGGTGTGGAGATGGATGATGCTTGGTGGGATGCTGCCAAACCGATGACACAGTATTCACATCTTCAAGGTCATGCATTGTGGAAGACAATGGCTGATGATTTCCGTGTGATGGTTGCCGAGTACCGAGAAGCCGTGCGCTTGGCCAGTCAGGATGTCATCTAGAATTGCCGCATGGCTGGCGAACGTACCTTTGTTGTCAAGTTCATTTCAGATGTCCAAGGTGCGCTTCGAGGCATCAAAAGGGTTGGCGATGATGTAGGTGGAATGGGAAGCAGGATTGCTTCTGTTCTGCCGTCATTCAAGACAATGGCGATTGCAGGCACAGCAGCCTTTGGTGCAGTTTCTGCTGCATCGTTCAAGTTGGTCAGCATGGCATCCAACTTGGAAGAATCACAATCCAAAGTGAATGTTGTCTTTGGTGCTTCAGCTGGTGTGGTCAACAAGTTTGCTGAAACGTCAGCACAGGCGTTCGGTATCACCAAGCAGGCTGCGTTAGAAGCCACAGGAACATTCGGAAACTTGTTGCAGGCATTCGGTACTGGCAAAGGTCAAGCAGCCGAGATGTCAACTACGTTGATCGGGTTGGCTGCTGACTTAGCATCATTCAACAACACCGGCATTGAGGATGCAATCCAAGCTTTGCGTTCGGGTTTGTCTGGTGAAACTGAACCGTTGAAACGATTCGGTGTTGCAATCAACGATACAAGATTGAAACAAGAAGCAATGACTCTTGGTTTGTATGACGGCAAAGGCGCGTTGGACATCAATGCGAAAACTCAAGCCGCCTACGCATTGATACTCAAGGACACAGGGTTGGCTCAAGGCGACTTCGCTCGAACCTCAGATGGGTTCGCCAACCAGATGCGAATCTTGAAGGCTTCATTGACTGATGCTGCAACAGAACTTGGCACAGTTCTATTGCCTTATTTCAAAACTTTTGTCAAGTTCATAAACGAAAACATTGTTCCAGGTGTGTTGGCGTTCGCTGACACGCTTGGTGAGAAGGGTCTTGTCCCAGCGTTGGCTGCTGGTGTGGCTGCGATGGGGCAGTTCGGTATCACTACCGTCAATGTTCTTGAAGGTTCTTACATTGCTCTGCTCAACTTCACACACGACCTATCAAAGACTGTGCGTATTTTGGCTGATGCTGCTGCGCTTGGCTTCGGGTTGCAGGGCAACATCGTTGGTGCTGGTAAGTCGTTGGCTGTTGCTGTGGCCATGTCCAAAGTGCAGGATGCAACGAATGAGGCGTTGGCTGGTGCCGGTGCAATGTTCGATGGTTTCCGTGCCAAGGTTTATGCTGCGCAGTTGCAGTTGGCTCAGATGGGCAAACCGCCAAAGGATGTTTCGGACTCGTTGGATCGTATGAGTCAAGCAACTAGATCAGCAACCAATCAAGTGACACAAATTATTCCAAAGATTACTGAGATGAGCAAAGGCACTGGCGGTGCAGCGAAGAATGTCAAGGATGCTACCGAGAAACTGAAGATTTATACGGATGCGTTGAAGTCAAGCAACTCTGCACAGAAGTCCTTCACTCAGGCGCAGAAGGCTTCGGTGCAGGCTGGTAAGTCGTTGACGGCTGCGAATCAGGGTGTGGCTGATGCTGAGGCTGCATTGGCTGAGGCTCGGGCTGGATATGGTGCTGATTCGCCACAGGCTAGGAAGGCTGCGAAGGATTTGGAGCAGGCTCAGCGTGGGTTGGAACGTGCTCGGTACAACGTGGAGGGTTCGTTGTTTGCGATCAAGGATGCTGAGGAGGCGTTGAAGAAGGTTCGTGAGGATAAAGAATCAACACCTCAGATGATTCGTGAGGCTGAGATTGCGTTGGCTGAGGCGAAGTTGTCGAGTGCTGATGCTATTGATTCGCAGACTGAGGCGACTGATGGTTTGACTAAGGCAACTGGTTTGTTGAAT